CGACAGCGCCGAACTGAAAGCCTTCATCAACACCTACCTGGGCGAGGTCTGGCAAGAGCAGGGCGACAGCATTGAAAACCTCAGCCTCATGGCCCGCGCCGAAAACTACACGCGCGAAACCCTGCCACTCCAGCTCATCACCGCCGGCGCCGACGTGCAAAAAGACCGCATCGAAGTCAGCATTGCCGGCTGGGGCGAGGGGGAGGAATGCTGGCTGCTCGACCACATCATTCTGCCCGGCGACACCGCCCAGGCCGAAGTGTGGCAGCACCTTGAAGCCGCCCTGTCAGACCATGGCGTACAAGTCGCCCTGATCGACAGCGGCTACAACACCACCTTCGTCTATTCATTCTGCGAAACCCGCCCATGGGCCGTACCCGGCAAAGGCGTCAGCGGCATCGGCAGACCGCTGGTGGAAGACTTCCGCAAACGCCAGCAGCGCCTGCGCACCCGCTACAAGCGCGGCCAGGCCGTCGAGCCCATCGGCGTCGATCAAGGCAAATCCATCCTCTACGCCCGCCTCAAGCGCCTCACCCCCGGCCCTGAATACATCCATTTCCCCAACGACGCCGCCTTCGACGAAGAGTATTTTGCCCAGCTGGCGGCAGAGCGGCTCGTCACAAAATTCAAAGGCCACCGCCCCTTCCAGGAATGGGTCAAAACCCGTCCCCGAAACGAAGCCCTGGATTGTCTCGTCTATGCCCTGGCTGCCTATCGCCTTCTCGCAGAGCGCATCGCCAGCATGGGCGCCGCGCCAGCCGGCCCCAGGCCAGAACAGCGCATTGCGCAGGGCCCCGCCACGCCCCCCGTCATCCCCCCCGGCCGCACCGGCCGCAGCAGTTACCTGAGATAAGGAGACCCCATGACAGAACCGCTCAACGGAAGCCTGGAAGAATTCGGCGCCATCATCGGATTTGAAGCCACGGCCCGCCTCATCACACTGTTAGGCCCGGGGCACATCTACATCCCCAACGATGCCTCCGAAGACCACCCCATCACCCGCATCGTCGGCATTACAAAAATGCGCCACCTCGTGAACGAGCTAGGCGGTCAAACCGTGTGGATCGCAGGAGGAGAAGAGCTAAAACGCCTGCGCCTGACGCGGAAGATCGCCCATCTAATGCGCATGGGCCTCAGCCCAGCCGTTATTGCAGACCTTACCGACCTATCGGAACGACAAGTCTACCGCTACCGCGTTCGCGCAGAAGAGCTTGGGCTGGTGCCGGTGGTGCTGGGAGAGGGGAGCCCAGTACGGTAGCGGCATGAGCACCGCTACCGACATGCTCACTGACATCCACCGTAAGGCGCCCATTTAGCGGCGCCCGCATCCTCATGGCCTGATCCCTCCATCAGGATTTCGCCATGCCTGTCACCCAATCCGATATTGACGCCCTGGATGCCGCCATCGCCCGGGGAGAGCGCAGCATCACCAGCGGCGACCGAACCGTTACCTATCGCAGCGTCGCCGAGATGATCCAGGCGCGCAACCACCTGGCCGTGCAGATCAAGGCCCAGGCCCCCACGGGGACAAGCCGCCAGACCCTGCTGTATCACGGCGGGCGGGGCTACTGATGGGCAAGAAAAAAGAAGCCAGGGCCGCCAAGTTGTCCGCCAAGCGGGCCGGCCTGCAGACTGCATCCCAGGTTCAAGCGCGCTACGACGGCGCCGGGCATGGCCGCCGCATGGCCGGGTGGAAAGCCCCCGGCAGCGGCCCCAATCGCGCCATGGCCGGGCTGGAGACCCTGCGCAACCGTCTGCACGACGCCCTCCGCAATGAATGGCAGGCCAAGGCCGGAGAGCGGGTATGGATTACCAACCTGGTGGGCACCGGCATCATCCCCCGCCACCGGGTAGCCGATGCCGATCAAAAGTCGCGCTTCAAGGCAGTTCTGGAAGACTTCATCCCCATCGCTGACGCCGACGGAAACGTGGATTTCTATGGCCTGCAGACCCTGGCCGTGCGCGCCTGGATCAGCAGCGGCGAGGTATTCGCCCGCCTGCGCCCCCGGCGACCCAGCGACGGCCTGGCGGTACCCCTGCAAGTGCAGCTGCTGGAATCCGAAATGGTGCCCATGCTCGACCTGGACCACCACGCCGACCTGCCCCGTGGCCACTACATCAGGAGCGGCAAGGAATTCGACCCCATCGGCCGGCCCGTCGCCTGGTGGTGCTACCGCGAACACCCCGGCGATGCCGACGCCAGCGGCGCCAGCCTCAGCAACCTGACCCGGGTTCCGGTGGCCGAGATGCTGCACATGTACGAACCCCAGCGCATCGGCCAGATTCGCGGCGTCTCCGACCTCGCCACCGTGCTGGTCAAGCTGCGCAGTCTCACCGACCTTGATGATGCCGTGCTCACCCGGCAGTCGCTTGCCAATTTGTTTGCCATGTTCATCGTCCGGCCAACCCCCGCCGGCGGCCCATCCATGGACCCGCTCACCGGACTTCCCGTGCAGCAAGGCGGCGATGGCTCCCCCTGGCTGGGCCTGCAGCCCGGCATCAGCCAGGAACTCGCCCCCGGAGAAGACGTGAAATTCTCAGAACCGCCCGACGCCGGGGCCAACTACGCCGACTTCTCACGCCAGCAGCACCTTGGCGTGGCGGCCGGATGGGGCACCCCCTACGAACTCATGACCGGCGACATCAAAGACGTGTCAGACCGCACCGCGCGGATCGTCATCAACGAATTCCGCCGCTACTGCCAGCAGCGCCAGTGGCAAATCATCATCCCCATGTTCTGCCAGCCCATCATCAACGCCGTGGCCCGTGCCGCCGTGCTGGCAGGCCGCATCGACCCCGCCGAGCTGCGGGAATTCACGCGCGTGCACTGGTCCCCCCAGGGCTGGGAATACATCCACCCCACCCAAGACGCACAAGGCAAGCAGATCCTGCGCGACCTCGGCGTGCTCTCCGAAACCCAGATCATTCTGGAGCGGGGCGACGACCCCGACGAAGTAGGCCAGCAATACGCCGAAGACGCCGCCCGGCGCAAGGCCAACGCCATGCCCCCCGCCCAGCCCGGCGGTGCGGTGCCGACCGAACCCGAACCCGAACCGGAAGACCTGGACGGGCCAGTCCCCGCCGGTTCGCCCGGCCCCTGACATCCACCGTAAGGCGGCGCCTCTTGCCCGCTGCGAACATTCCAGACATCTAAAAGAAAGACATCGCCATGAGCCAGAAATGGTATGACATCAAGGCCAAGGCCGCCAGCGACACCCAGGCCGCCAGCGCCGAAATCTATATTTACTCCGAAATCGGCGAGAGCTGGTGGGGAGAGTCCGTTTCCGCCAAAGGATTCATCGAATCCGTCAATGCCCTCGATGCAGAACAAATCACCGTGCGCATCAACAGCTACGGGGGCAGCGTCACCGATGGCATCGCCATCCACAACGCCATCAAGCGTCACAAGGCCAAGGTCACCGTCGCCATTGACGGGGTGGCAATGTCCATCGCCTCCCTCATCGCCATGGCCGGTGACGAAGTGGAAATGGCAGAAAACGCCCTGTTGATGATCCACGCCCCATGGACATGGGCCGACGGCAATGCCGTGCAACTACGCGAGATCGCCGACAACCTGGACACCTGGGCCGCAGCCATGGCCAACAGCTATGCCAGCAAGACCGGCAAGACCTACGACGAATGCCTGGCCCTGCTGACCGACGGAAAAGACCACTACTTCACTGCGCAGGAGGCCCAGTCTGCAGGCTATGTGGACACCATCACCACCGCCCTGGCTGTAGCCGCCAGCGCCGACAAAGCCCGGTCCCGCCTGCAGGCCTTCTTTTCTGCACAGGCCCCGATTCATCCCCCGGCCGCATCATGCACGGGGCTTCCGGGAACACTCATTGAAGAAGACCATGCCCCAGCAGAAGCCACGCCCCCAGCCGCTTCCGCAACCCTGGCCAACCATGTGGCAGCTGCCGCCAAAGCCGCCGGACTCGAAGCCCATCTTTCCGCCTTCCTGCTCGACCCGGGCATCACCGATGCCGCCAGCGCCCAGGCTGCCATCAATCGGGCGCGTGAGGTTTCCGACCTCTGCGCCCACCTCGGCATGGCCGAGCACAGCGCCGCCCTGATCCAGGCGCGCGCCGATTTTGCCACGGCCCGCGCCACCCTGCAGGACGCCTGGGCCGCGCAAGCCGCCGCCGCCATCAAAAACCAACTCCCCGCCGGCCAGCAGGCAGACCCGGCCCCCGCCGCTAGCGCCAAGCAGGCCAAGGCCGCCTGGGCCAAGGTCACCGACGAAATGAAAAACGCACAGAAACGCAACCCTACCAACCGCCAGACCAAGGAGTAACACATGGCAACTTTGACTATGGCCCGGCGCACGGGCGAGCACATCCTCTCCGAAGCCAACGGCACGCGCAGCCGTGAGCAAATCGTCATTGCCACCGGATCTGGCGTCCTGCAGGCCGGCACCGTCCTGGCCCTCATCACCGCTGCCAACGCCGCCACGGCCACGGCGGCTGCAGGCAACGACAGCACCGCCAGCCTGGGCACCATCACCGTCAGCAACGAGGCCAACACCGGCACCTATACCCTGGCCGTGACGGCCGCCGCTGCTGGCGAAAGCCCGGCCACCTTCACCGTCACCGCCCCCGATGGCGCCACCGCCAACGGTTCCGCTGGCGTCGCCTTCAACGCCCTGGGCCTGTCCTTCACCCTCACCGACGGCCTCACCACCGGCGCCGTGGCAGCCAACGATGCCTGGACCATTGCCGTGCAAGCCGGCCTCGGCCAGTACGTCCCCTACGACAACGACGGCACCAACGACGGACGCCGCACCGCGACCGCCGTGCTTTATGCCGGCGTGGATGCCACCAGAGCCGACGTTGCCGCCGTGGCCCACGTGCGCGACTGCGAAGTCGCCGAATCTCTGCTGACCGGCATCGACGCCGCCGGCATCACCGAGCTGGCTGCCGCCGGCGTCATTGTTCGATAACAGGAGCCCTACATGCCAACCCTTGATATTTTCCACGACGACGCCTTTTCCCTCGCCAGCCTCACCGCTGCTGTGCAAGACATCCCCTATGCCCCCAGCCGCCTGGGCGACATGAACCTGTTTGCCGAAAAGCCCATCAACACCCTGACCGCCATGGTCGAAAGCGAAGGCGGCGTTCTCAAGCTGCTCGCCGCCAGCCAGCGCGGCGCCCCCGCCGGCCCCGTTGGACGCGGCGAGCGCAAGCTCAACGCCTTCGTGGTGCCGCACATCCAGGCCAACGACCGCATCACCGCCGACGAAATCATCGGCATGCGCGCCTTCGGCACGGAGTCCGAACTGGAAACCATCGTTCGCTACGTCGGCAAGCGCCTGGCCACCATGGTCAATTCCGTCGCCTACACCCGCGAAGCCCACCGCGTCGCAGCCATCCAGGGCAACTACTTCACCGCCCACGGTGATCAAGCCAGCCTGTTCACCGTTTTCGATGGAGCGCGCCCGGAAGTCGCCATGGTCCTGACCAACGCCGACACCAAACTGCGCGCCAAGTGCCTCGACGTCATCGGCGCCGTGGAAGACGCCCTGGGCGGCCTCTCCTACACCGGCCTTACCGCCTTTTGCGGAAAAAACTTCTGGGCCGACCTGATCGAGCACAAAGCCGTCAAGGAAACCTACCTGGCCAGCGAGCAAGCCGCTGCCCTGCGCGGCGACCCCACCGGCTCCTTCGAGTTCGGCGGCGTCACCTGGACCCGCTACCGGGGCTCCAGCCAGGTCAAGATCGCCGACGACGAAGCCGCCGTCGTCCCCACCGGCGTCACCGATCTGTTCATCACCAGCCTGAGCCCGGCCGACTACATGGAAACCGTCGGCACCCTGGGTCTGCCGCTCTACGCCAAGCAGTACGACCCGGACAACTCCGGAAAAGGCATCAACCTGGAAGTGCAGAGCAACCCGCTCTCCATCTGCACCCGACCCAAGGCCTGCGTCCGCTTGAAGCGCGGCAGCTAAGCCAGAACGGCGCACCCGCCCACAAGGTGGGTGCGCCCCATGCCATGCCGCAAGCCATGACAGCCATACAACTTACCCGACCCATGACCCACGAAAAAGCCGAGATCGTGACCGCTGCCGCCAAAGCCGCCCCTCCCGTTGCCGTATCCGGTCTCACCGTGGCAGGGCTGCCCCTGCAGGATTGGGTCCTGATCCTCACCGCCATTTACACCCTGGCCCAGCTTTACGT